GATCCAATCTTCTGTCTAAGGGAGAATGCTATATCGACATTGACGGCCAGCGTGAGTACTTAAAGCAGAAAGGTGTTGATGTAAATAATCTTTCTGAGCAAGCGGTAAAGGAAGAGAACACCGGCTCCAGAGTTTTCTTAAGAGCGAATATCTCTATCTTGGACGCTATGGAAGATATGGATTTGGAGATTTATTTGTAAGAAAGGAGACAGTATGGACGGTTTTGTATCTGATCAGGTTATCAATGGTACCTGGGGAGAACTCTGGGTGGACGATACTTATATGGCGGAGGTAATTTCTTTTAAGCTGGAAATTAATGCCAAGTATACCAATGTCCCAAGAACAAGAAAGCTTCTGGATGGCCAAAAGCTAACCGGAGTAGAGACAAAGGGAGAAGTTAAGCTGCATAAGATTTCTTCTTTCCTTGCAAAGAAGGTATCTGATGGTTTGAAGTCCGGAAAGGTTCCGAACTTCAAGATTATTTCTAAGCTTTCGGATCCGGCAGGTCTTGGAACGGAAAGAGTCGTGGCATATGGTTGTAAGTTTGACAAGGCAATCCTTGCGGATTGGGAACATGGAAAGAATGCGGAAGAGTCCTACAGTTTTACCTGTGAGGATTGGGACTTTATTGACACGATTTAGGAGGAAACATGAGTTTAACACAGAAATTGTTACAAATTGATAGAGGGGAATTTCAAAAGGAAGAGTTCTTAGAGTTGAAAGCAAAACATCTAAGTAAGATTATGGGTGAAGATGTGACTCTTAAGTTTAGAGCGCTTTCCGGAAAGGAGTATACTTCCCTTGCTTCCGCCTTAATGGGACCTAAGGGGACAGTTGATTACTCTAAAGCTTATGATGTGAGTGCATTGGTGCTTTGCGAAGCTTTAGTGGAGCCAAGTCTTAAAGATAGCGGATTACAGAAACATTTTGGAGTAGCCAGTCCTAAGGACCTGGCTTTTTTATTTTTCCCTGGAAAAGAATTATCCACTCTTTCGGACAAGGTTACAGCTTTCTCCGGATTTGCGGAAGAGGATGAAGTAAAAGAAGTAAAAAACTAGTAGAGTCCGATGGTGAAACGAATGCCATGTTTTGGCTTTTTAGATTACATCACTGGAAACCGTCGGACTTTTTTGAACTTGGCTACGGAGAGAGGCAGATAATCTATGCGTTCCTCCAGTTGGAAATTGAGCAGAGGAAAAAGGAATGTCAAATAGAACAGTAGACGTAACGCTGAGACTGGTAGACAAATTTACCGGAGGATTTCAAAAGTCTCTTTCAGCTCTCACGGCCGTGGACAAGAAAACCTTCAAGATAGCAGGGAACTTACAAAGCACCGGCGATTCCATAGCTAAAGCCGGTGCAGCTATGACCGCTGCGGTTACGGTGCCTATTGCCGGTGCTGGAGTGGCGGCAGTAAAGACGGCAGCAGACTTTGAAAGTTCCATGAGCGCTGTAAAAGCTATTATGGGGCAAAAATGGGACGATGCTCTTGTTGATCAGGCAAAGCATTTGGGGGCTACAACTGCATGGACAGCGAGAGAAGTTGGGGAGGCTATGCAGTATACTGCTATGGCTGGTTGGGATGCTAAGCAGAACTTAGAAGGTTTAGATGGTATTCTTTCCGCTGCAAGTTCCGGAGGAGTAGGTTTAGCAGAATCTACGGATATCGTGGTTGGTGCCTTGGCCGGATTTGGAGAGGGTGCAGACCAAGCTTCACGCTATGCAGATATCATGACGGCTACCTTTACAAACTCAAAGACGGATATGTTAGGTCTTGGAGAGACGTATCAGTATGTAGGATCTATTGCAGGTACTCTGGGATATGATTTTGCAGAGGTAAATACGGCCATTGGTATTATGGGAAATCAGTCTATCGCAGGTTCTCAAGCTGGTACTACGCTTAGAACGGCTCTGCTAAACATGACCGGAGATTCTAAAGAAGTGAAATCTGCAATGAAGGATCTCGGTATCTCTATGGCCAACGAAGATGGTACTATGAAATCCTTCTCAGAGATGATTCATAGCCTAAAAAGTGGATTCTCTGGACTTACTGAGGAAGGAAAGCTCTACTATGCCAATCAGATTTTCGGAAAAACAGCTACAGCCGGAATGCTTGCTGTTATCAATTCTACAGATGAGGCCTATGATAGCTTGGAACAAAGCATTAAAAACGCGAATGGTGCTGCAGGAGAAACAGCAAAAGGTCGCTTAGAGAACCTTAATGGACAGCTAACGCTTTTGAAGTCGGCTATAGAAGCTATAGCCATACGAATTGGAGATTTTGTACTTCCCTACTTAAAACAATTTGTAGAGTGGGCACAAAAACTTGCAGACAAACTAAATGGGATGGGTGATGAACAGCTTAAGGCTATTTTAAAGAATGTAGCAATGGTAGCCAGCATAGGCCCCATGTTAATAGTGTTCGGAAAGCTGATAGGTATAGTTGGCACTGTGATTAAAGTATTTATGGCAGTATCTAAAGCAGGGGGCTTGATATCGGTGATTACCGGCCCCGTCGGCCTGGTAATTGCGGCGATAGCTGTACTTGTTGGGATTGTTCTTTTGGTGCGGAAAAATTTTGACACCTTTAAGCAGTCTCTTAGCCGTTTTAGTCCGGTGTTCGATAGGATTAAGGCACATATCCATAGTATAAAAGAGAATTTTACAACTTTTCTGGAATCCACAAAGGGTCCAAGAGAAGCGCTGGCCAAGTTTTTTGAGCAGACTTTGGTTAGGGCTATTGGAACTGCTATCGGAGTAATTTCCTCTATAGTTGGGATTGTTGTAGGCGTTGTGGATGGAGTTATCAAGGTGCTAACTGGCATTATAACCTTCATAACAGGAGTATTTACGGGAGATTGGAGTAAGGCGTGGGAAGGCCTAAAAATGATAGTAAACGGAATAGCTACAGCTATAGGCTCTTTCTTCCACGGCGTATTAGACGGTATCCTTGGAATTGTCCAAAATATCATTGATACGGTAGCTAGTATTAAGCTTCCGGAAATTCCTGCAACTGATCACACCGGTAGAACCATTGGAACGCTTCCAAAGATGGCAAGTGGAACAGATAACTGGGTGGGAGGTCTTGTTCAAGTTAGTGAACGAGGAGGAGAAATATTAGACCTTCCCCGGGGTACAAGAATCTATCCTCATGACAAGTCTGTGGCTATAGCCAGAGCAGAGGGCGCAAGAAGCAATTCTATTTCTGTCAATGTTACAGGGAATAGCTTTACAGTAAGAGAAGAAGCGGATATCAATAAGATTGGCGAAGCTATAGCCAGGAAGCTATCTATGGCTGCAAGTAATAGAGGAGGGTGGACATTTAGTGGAAATATGGCTTAACAGTATTTCAATCCCTGTACTGCCTTCCGAGTACAAGGTACAGAGCAAACAGAATAATCAAACAGAAAATATTATAGGGATAGGGGAAATATCTCTTAAAGGAAAGAGGGGCTTACGATCAGTGTCGTTTAGCTCCTTTTTTCCTTTTCGGAAGGATTCCTCGTATTGTAGGAAAGGGCGGATTTTAAAGCCTTTGCAATATGTAAACGCTATTGAACGGATGAAACAGCTAGGAACTGTCAAGCTAATAATTACAGGGAGCCCTGTCAGAATGACCTGCACGATAGAATCTTTTGAATGGGGAGAAAATGATGGTACCGGAGATATATTTTACACTCTAAGCCTTAAAGAATACCGCTATGTAAATGCTACACAGTCCAGTGTTATCCAAGATAATGCCGGAGGAGAAAGTGCCTCTGCAGCAGTACACGGAAACCAAGAAACGGCACGTACAGAGCCTAAGGTTAGCACACAAGAATATATAGTGAAAAAGGGAGATACGCTTACTTCCATTGCAAAGCGCCTGACAGGATCATCTAACTGGAAAGCGATTTATAGTGCTAATCGCTCCGTGATAGGAGGAAATCCCAACAGAATTAAGACGGGGCAGAAACTTATTATCCCGGGAGGTTAAGAATGACGGTAACACTAATCAAAGATAGTGGGCAGTATTCCATTCCAGTGTCTAAGGTTGAGTGGAGCGGCTCAGCAAGTCAGGCCTCCCGAGAATTGTCATTTGATCTAATTAATGCTCCTAATGACAGTTTTGACATACCGAAGGTATCTACCGGAGATTTTGTAAGCTTCTCTTATAACGGTGAAGAAGTGTTCTATGGGCAAATATTTGGAGTAGAGCGGAGCTCTAATATAGGTACTATTACCTATACAGCCTATGACATGATGAAAAATCTTTTGGAGAGTACAGGACAGTATAATTTCAAGAATCTAACAGCGGAGGGGATAGCAAAGCAAGTTCTTGATGATATGCAGATTCCAATTAGGCACTTGCATCCTACCGGAGTGAACATCCCCTCTTTACTTTGCGATGATAAAGGGATTTATGAAATTATCATGGGAGCATATACCAAAGCTCACCAGGTAACAAAGGATAAGTATTTCCCGATGATTTATAAAAGGGGATTTGCAGTCTACAAGACAGAGTGGATCGTAAAGAACTTTATATTATCTGAAACGGATAACCTTATGTCGGCCAGCCTTACGGAGACCATGGAAAACATTGTGAACCGGATAAAGATCTATGATGAAAAAGGAAATCAGATAGGAGAGCTGAAAGACGATAATTCCATAAAGAAGTACGGAGTATTTCAAAAGATATTTAAGAAAGAGGAGAAGGATACAGCACAATCGGCCAATGCACTTATGAATATAGCTCCTAAGCAGGAGATAAAGATTAGTGCTATAGGAGATATCAACTGTTTAAGCTGCTACTTTGTAGATATCAAGGATTCTGCTACCGGACTTAATGGCAAGTACTGGATAAGTGCGGATAGACATAGCTTTGATGGGGAAGTATACACAATGGACCTCGATTTACGTTTCGATTCCGTTATGGATGAAAAAAAGTTTGAGGACAGGAAAGAAGAAAAGAGAGAAGAAGAGAAGAAAGGGGCTGATAAAAATGTGGGAAAGCGAGCTGGCAAATCTACTTCCAAGAGAGGAAGCGGCAAGGGAGTTAAAGTTAGCGACAATGACAAGTCCAAATTCTTTAAAACTGGGAAAATTGGAGTTACAGAAGGAGGATATACTGCTAAGCCAACATTTATTAAACCCATTGTGCGTAAAAGTTAAAACGCAATCCCCTAATGGGGGGGGCGCTTGTTCTGACAATAGTACGTACTTAGAGCCATTAAAGGCTGGTGATTTAGTTCTTGTATATCAGCTTTCAGACTCTAAATTCGTAGTGATTGATAAGGTGGTGAATCCATGAGCCTTTTACCTTCTTTTTATGATGTCAAGGATAGAAAGAGCATAAATGAATATTTCCCCAGAGAGTATGAGATAGATTTTGCAGAAAATCGCCTTACAGGGCGGATTGTGGAAGGTTTGGAAGCAATTCGTGTTTGGGTATGGTGCTGTATCCATACCGAACGCTTTCGCTATGCTCTGTACTCCTGGCAGTACGGAGTGTCGCTCGAAAAATATCTTGGCCAAACCACCACAGAAGAGTATCTGGAAGTTGATAGTCAAGCAGAGATAGAGGAAGCCTTGAAAATTCATCCTTATATCACCGGAATAGATGATTTCCAAGTAAGTAAGAACGGAACAAAGCTAAAAATCAAGCTTACAGTAAAGACTAAGCTAGGAAAGATTGAGGTATCTGAGAATGTATGAGAATCAAACAATGGAAACCATACTTGGGAGAATGCTCTCCAGAGTTGAGGGAGATATTGACAAGCAAGAGGGGTCTTTGCTGCATACTTCTAATGCTTTAACGGCCATTGAGCTATCCACCCTCTATACAGAGCTTGACTGGATGCTGAGACAGGCATTCACAGATACTGCAGATAGAGAGTTTGTAATTATGAGGGCAAAGGATCGAGGAATTATTCCGGAATCGGCTACAAAAGCGATACTTAAAGTTACATCCACGCCATCAGAGGTTGAAGTCCCTATTGGAGAGCGCTTTACAGGAGATACAGCAAATTACAAAGTGATAGAGAAGATTTCTTCCGGATTCTATAAGGTTGAGTGTGAAGAGCCCGGTACAGTAGGAAACAAAACCTATGGAAAAATCATACCTATCGGATATATAGAAAAACTGGAAGAAGTAAGTATCACAGAGCTCCTTATCCCGGGAGAAGACGAGGAAAGTACAGACAGCTTAAGAGAGCGGTTCTTTAACTCCTATAAGTCTGTATCCTTTGGTGGAAATAGGGATGATTATATCGAAAAGGTACTGGCTATTCAGGGAGTAGGCGCTTGTAGAGTGAATAGATCTCTCCCCTACGGAGTGTCTCCTTCAGATATTGAGCTTCCTGAAGGTTTCGATGATTTTACTGCCAATATTGATGGCCGTTATTTTGAGATACAGGCTTGGATGATGACGGTGGGCGCACTCATTAAAGAAAAAAAGCTGTCTGCAGGAGGAACGGTGGAAGTTAAAGTTCTGGACACAACTTATTCAAAGGCAAGTGCGGAATTAATCAAGCTGGTACAAGAAAAGATAGATCCTAGCCCTTCGGGAGAAGGGTATGGACTTGCTCCAATAGGCCACAGCGTAAGCGTAGGAACTTCGGAGGAAAAAATCGTCAATTTATCCGGAAGGTTTACATTTGCCAGCGGATATAGCTTTGCAGCATTGTCCAGCCAGATAAGGGAAGCTGTAGAAAAGTATATGCTGGAGCTTAGAAAGGCGTGGCAGAAGGAAAACGCCATTATAAGACATGTGCAGATTACATCAAGACTGCTTGCTGTTGAAGGAATCGTGGATATAAAGGAAACAAGGATCAATGGAAGCAAAGATAATCTTACTTTATCAGCTAGCTATATCCCTGTTCTTGGAACTGTTTCGGAGGGATAAATGGAAAACGTTGAATTACTGGTTAACCTACCGGATTTCCTCAAAGAGTTAAAAGATTTCCAAGCGATAGGACAGAGTGAAAGTCCGGAGTTCACCACGGCTTGGGAAAGGCTTGATACGTGGCTGAAAGACAGATTTATTTCCTCTATGACAGAGGAAGGACTATCTGAAATGGAAAAGTATCTCCACATTAGACCTCTGGATAGTGATAGCCCTGACGACAGACGGCAAAGACTTCTTGCTGTAGAGAATAAGGCACTTCCCTACACACTAAGGAAGCTTAAAGAGGTTCTGGCCAATGCCTGTGGGGAAGGCAATACAGACGTAGAAATCAACAACTTTTCTGTCTCTATTCCGGTTAAGCTTGCAAGCCTTCGCTCACTTGACTTCATAAGGGAGACAGTGGAACAAATGCTTCCGATGAATATGGTGTATGAGATAAGTGTTATCTATAACCGGTGGGGAAATTTCACAAAGAAAACTTGGGGAGATATGAAGCCGCATACTTGGGAAAGTGCCTACCAAAATGAGAAATGGCAGAAAGGAGCATAATGACGCAAACAAGCAATCTAAAGCTAAATAAGCCTGATAAGACGGACTTTATTGACATTGCTAAGTTGAATGAAAATATGGATATCCTGGATGAAGTAACAGGAAGAGTGGCAACGATCACGAACACGAAGGAAGTCATTGTAACACTTCCTTCTGGGAACTGGTCCTCTTCTGCACCATATAGCCAAAAGGTAGCTGTGCCAACTGTCAAGGCTACAGATTCCGTATCTATGGGGAAGGCGCACACTAAGACTTCCAGCCCTGCAGATATAGAGACCTATGACGAGATGGCAGGACTAATCACAAGCGCAGAGGTTACAGATGGATATGTGACCTTCTACTGTGCAGCAGAGAAGCCTAACAAGGAGTTTAAGGTTAAATTAAAGGGGGTGAGTAAGTAATGAGTGAAGTATTTATACCGATTGGGGGAGCAGGAGGAAAGAACAGGGGCACTGTAGCCGTTATCGGCGATAATGCGCCATTTTTAAATGCAGGAGCTGTGATGAGTCTTCCGCTTCCTGCAGGAAACTACAAGAAGTCCGTAAGCAATCCTAGAACTAGCTACGGAGATGGCAAAAATTCCGAAGTAACTATCTCCAAGGAGCTACTGAAAAAGATGGCCATAGAAGCCTTTGG